GGGACGTTTTGTGGCGACATCAACACCATGGCAAGTGCACTCCTGGAGAGGATGTACTTCTGCAGAGTGGACGGGGAGCTCAAACCTCCCCTTCCGGTTGATGATTCGATCGTTCGACAACGCTGTCAATGGTTTGCCGATGGGCTGCTCACCATCATCCCTTCTTTCACCCCGGTTTCCCTGTGGGATTTTTCACAGATGTATAAGGGTCCGAAGAAGGTGATATATGAGCGAGCTGCCCTGTCGTTATTTTCCAATCCAGTGCGTCGACGAGATGCTGAGTCGAACTCTTTTGTGAAGCGTGAGAAGGCCAAGTTCCGAAAGGCCCCCCGTTGTATACAACCACGCGATCCACGTTACAATGCTTCGATTGGCCGGTTCTTGAAGCCCCTAGAACATCATTTGTATCGAGCAGTGGCGAAACTTATGGGGGAGGGAGCCGTCATCACCAAGGGACTTAATCTCATCGGTGTGGCTGGTTGTCTCCTCCAGAAGTGGAACAATTTCAAGCGTCCAGTTGCGCTTGGATTGGATGCCACAGCTTTCGATGCGCATGTTAGTGCTCCCTGGCTGCGCTGGGAGCATGAGATATACAATAGGATCTTCAAGGACCGTAAGCTTGCTAAATACTTGACCTGGCAGATTGACAATCGCGGGAAAAGTTTCTGTCCAGATGGTAAGCTTAAGTACAAGGTCAATGGTAGACGGTTCTCCGGTGACATGAACACAGGGCTAGGCAATTGTCTCATCATGTGCGCGATGGTTTATTCGTATGCTTCTTTCAAGGGCATTAAGATTAACCTAGCAAACAATGGTGATGACTGCGTTGTGTTCATGGAGCAGGAGGATCTAGAGTGGTTCGTTGATGGGATCAACGGGTGGTTTGAGGATCTTGGTTTTCGTCTCACATCCGAGCCTCCTGCTTATAATTTTGAGGCTATTGAGTTTTGTCAGATGCATCCGGTCTTGATTGGTGATGAGTGGCGTATGGTCCGGACTCCTAAGGTTGCTTTTGAGAAGGACACTATGTGCACCTTAACGGTCAGTGATGATGAGTACCTCCAGTGGTTGGCTGGCGTCTCTGATTGCGGACTCGCTACCGCGTCAGGGGTGCCGGTCATGCAGGAGTTTTACTTAAATCTTCGGCTGGCAGCTGGTGAACGTAGTGCACCAGAGCGATTGGTGGAGTATACTGGGATGAAGCACTTGTCGCGTGGAATGGCATCCAAGGTCGTGCCAGTGGACGAAGCCAGCAGGTTCTCCTTCTGGCTGGCGTTCGGAGTGGACCCAGACACTCAACGTTCCATTGAAGAAGACTTGCAACGAGTCCGACACACTGGAATGCTTGAGGGTTTTGTTCCAACCCACTGGCCTTTAGATGTTTCCACACCATCGAATTATCCAAAAAGAAGACAATAGCCAAACACGCATCCAAAATGGCACCAAACAAAAATCAGAAAATGAAAACAGGCAACAGGCCCCAACATTTGTTCAAGTCTGTCAGGGATCCAGTGGTTGTGAGCGCGTCTGGTGGCGCAGCTGCCGGCATGGCGAGCATGACCACTGATTCCAGTGGCAATGCGCAATACACCACTTCTTTTGCCCCTCTCGGTTATAATGGTATCACTACCAGCAATGCTGTCGCTGGCTCAAAAACAGTTTTCAGCAGCCAGCTGTACCAGTTTCCGTCTCTGCCTTGGTTGTACAACCAAGCGCGGAATTTTGAGAGGTATCGGGTGTTGCGCGCAGTCCTTATTGCTGTGGGCAATTTAGGCAGCGGTGCCACGGGCCGCATGCTTTTAGATAGTTCCACAGACGTGGCTGACAATGCCAGCGTCATCAGCACTTCCACCAGCACTGGTGGCAAAGTGTTTGACGTTGGCTCATTAGCGAATAAGGAGGCACGCTTTCAATTGGATGTCGACACCTCGTGGAAGAAGGTTAGCGCGCAGACGTATTCTATCACGTCAGATGGGGCGGTGTGCTGCCCCATCAGTACTGCTAACGACCTGTCGTTCACCAATGTGTATTTCAAATGCATTGGTGTTTCCGCTTCTTCTGCTGCGCCGGTTGCCGGCACCATTGTGGCTGAATTTTATATGGAGTACGATGTTGAGTTTCGTGATCCGATTTCGTATGCTGTCAACGTGTAGTTCTTCTTTCTTTGTATTCCGTTTCGAAATGCCTCTGGGGCGCCCCCCAGTTGCTCAACATTGTCCATGGCGTGGACATAGGCACCAAAAACACTAAACACTCCTTGTTCTCCCCGTCTGGAACATGGTGATTGATGGCTCCCACTGAGTGGGAGAAGACTAGGGGAAATACCAGAGCAATCTGGGGGGCCCCCGTGAGTCCAGT